TCGGCCGCCTTCCGCGCTCCCGTGCGTCGCGCTCTTCCTCGCTGTCCGCTCGGCGGCGGCCTTCCGTTCGACCCCCTCCCCCGGCGTGAAGTGGTTGTGAACTGTTGCTTAGCGCCCCATTTGGCACAGATTTGCACACGCTTTGTCACATGTCATTTCGAGCACGCTTCCTACATGTAGGCGGCGTCACGTCTTGATGATGTAGTTGACCACCTGGTAGGGCTGCATGTTGTTGTGGGGCTGCCCGTCGCCGGTCGGGTCGGTCGTGTGCTTGTTGCCGGGGATGAACGCCGGGATAACCCAATTCGTTCCGCCGGGGGTCGCGTGGGCCCCGTCGACGGCGTCGAACGTGTGGCTGTGGCCAGGGATCTCGGGGACCGTCAGCACGTGGCTTTCCTCGCCGGCCTTCGCTCCCCGGACCCGGTCCGACAGTCCCGCCCCTTGACCCGCACCGATCGGCATGCGGCCGCGCAGGTCCGGCAGGTTGAACGTGTCGACGTTGTTCCCGGGCCCGAACGCGACGCCCACGACCCCGAAAAGGGTAGCATAGGTCGTCCGGCTGACCGCCTGCCCGTTGCACAGGAGCCACCCCGCAGGCGCAGCCGCGCCTCCATACGGCATGATCGACCCGGCAGGCTGCGTGGCCGCGGCGTTGATCGCGGCCTGGATGGCCAGGAACAGCTGGTTCGCGATGCCGGCGTTGACCGTCCCCCCGAACCCCTCGATCGCCTGGGCGATCTCCTCCTGCACGGCGTTGAGGCAAGCCGCGGGGACGATCGTGCCAAGCTCTCCGGTCGCCGGATTGCCGTCGTGGTATCTCGCGTCGGGCGTGTTGATGCGCTGCAATTTGCGCCTCCTATGGCACGGGGAACTGGCACACCGTGTGCGCCGGCTTGATGTCGTCGAATATCGTGCTGAGCGGGCTGACCGCGAACGACAGCAGGCGGTCGCCGGCGGCCGCGGACCCGGCCCGGAAGTACCGCGGGGGGCCGACGGGTCCCGAAGCGCCGTTGACCTGCCAGACGTTGGGCTCCGGCTCCGTGATCGTGATCGTCCAGCCCAGGCGGGCCGCGTAGTCGATGTAGTACTCCCGGGAGAGCCCCCCGAGCTCGTTGAGCTTGGCCACGATCGCCGTCCGGCGGTCCGACAGGGGGCCGCCGCCGTCTCCCCCGAGCCCGAGAAGTCGCTCCCAGGCGGAGAGCAGAGTCGTCGAACTGTCCCCGAACATGTCGGCCAGCAGCGCCGCGGCGTCGTCGAACGCCCGGTCGAGCGCCGCCCCCTCGACGGCGGTATCCCCGAGGTGCGATCCGGCGAGACGCGGGACCGGGCAGAGCAGACGCAGCACGTCGGCGTGCGCCTCAGCCCGCACCCCGTCGATGACCGGGGCTGCCGGGGAGGCGCTCGCTTCGGGGGAATACCCGGATTCCCCGGCGGGGCCGACCGCCGTGACGACGTAGTAGTAGGTCGCGCCGTTGACCAGGCCGCCGTGGAGGTAATCGTCCTCCACCGTCTCGGCGACGAGCGTCGCCGTCCCGGGCGTGATCCCCGGGAGAGGGGATACGTAGACCCGGTAGGACGTCGCCTCGGCGACCGGCGTCCAGCGGAGCGCGACCTGCCCGTCGCCGGGATCCGCGGCCAGTGCGGCCGGAGCCGGAGTGATTGCCCCGGCCGGGGCGTTCCCTCCCAGCCCGTCGAGCAGGATCTGTCGGCCGAGACCGGCGAGGATCGGCATCTACTGCCTCGGCACCTTCTGGACTATGTCGCCGTCCCCGTCGACCGTCAGGTCGTAGACCTTCGCGGTCGTCCCGTCGAGCCGCTTGATCGTTTCGGTCGCGGCGGCCTTGTTCCAGTTCCGCTGGCCGAACAGCACGTTCTCGACGGGATCGACGACCGGTTCCATCGCGGTCGTCAACTCGTCGATCGCAGCGTCGAGGAACACACCGTAGGCGCCGGTCGTGGGCCACGTTGCCGGAGAGAAGCTGTAGACCGACTGCGTGGCGTCGATCATCGTCTCGGTGGCCGCGGCCTTGCAGTTGGCGTTGAACAATCCGACATATGCTCCCGCCACGAAGTCCCACCAGTTCGCGCCGTCCTTGCACGCTAAATATAAGGCCTGGCCCGAGAGGTCGGTATAGATAATCGGCATGAAATCCTCCTAGTACGCCTTGACGCCGTGCAGAGATGCCCCTGCAAAGGGAGCGGGGGACGAGGTGAGCCAGATCATGTATACGTCCCATGTCGAGAAAACGGACGGGTCTTTGCACTTCTGGTAGAACATCGCCATATGCCTCCCGCCGACAGGAGCCAGAATCGGGCCCGCCACGCTCGTATCGGACAGAACAACCGCCGGGTTGCTTTCCCACTTGGTCACGGGAGCCGAAGGAGAAGAAGCGTTGGCGATGCAGATGGTCCATTTCAGGGCAGCGGAGAGTCCAGAGTAGAGGAAAGGGCAGTCACTGCCGAGAACGGGAGCGGAGCCTGCTTCGATGATCACACTATCGTACGCTGCCGGCCCCTTCCCGACGATGATGGTCTCTTCGTCGGTCCAATTCACCATGTCCGTCGAGTGGCAGAGCCCCTGCCCGTCCGTGGTGACCCCACCCCCGCCAACGTTCTTGACCAGCGTCGGGTAGCAGTAGAACGTGCCCCCGACCTTCCGCAGGATGCCGGACTGGTAACCCGCATGGTCCTGCTGATAGGCGAGTGGAGGCGAGAGGACGGGGTTGTTCGGATGTCGAGTGAACGTCCTCCCGTCGGTCGAGGTGGCAAGGCCGAGCCTGTAGTAGTCGGTGTTACTCGATCTCCCCCCGTAGATAAGATAGACCGTCCCGTTGTCGAGGATGACCTGCATTCCCGACATGTAGACCCCGTTGGAGTCCCAGGCCCCCGGCGCACCCTTGGTCATCACATCCCCGACGAACGTCAGGGCAGCGGGATTGCTGTAATCCGCCGAATAGACCGAGCACTTTGCGTCAACATCAGGGTTGGCGTCGAAGTTGATGAACTTGTTGACGTAGAGCAAGAACCCGGCAGGGTTGATCGGGTCCGGGATTGTCCCCACCGGGCAGATATTGAGGTACGGGGATTCATGCTCGACCACCATCACCCCCGGCGCGGACAGAGGGAAGGCCGCCGCGAGGGAGTCGAAACTGTCGATGACGGGGGGACGCGCGCCCATCTACAGGTCTCCCGCCGACCATGCGGAAACCGAGTTCCCGGTCGTGGTGTCGTACTGAATCATCCCTGCGCTCCCGCTGGTCGCGGCAAGGTCGGTCACGGAAATCTTTTGGACCCATTCCGTCCCCGACCATTCATGCGCCGAAATCGTAGTCCCGATGGCCCGCAGCTGGTATCTCGCCCCAGCCGCCTGCGCTAGAGAGGTCGTGGTGCCGATGACCTGTTGCGACCCGTTGGCGTATGCGCAGAGCGCCCCCACAGCCGGGTCAACTCCAGAGAGCTGGAAGAAATATCCGGTGAGAGAGGAACTCCCCGACCCGCGTACAACGGGCCCCTGATACGACATCCCAGCAATCGTGATCTCGGCGAATTGGTCGGCATCAAAGGGGTCCCCCGTCCAAATAGCGCCGTTGTATTGCCCGACGCTGGTGGGGAGCAACTCGTTGTTCGCGATCTTGAGCGCCTGCAACCCCGGCGCGGTCGCCCAATTCCCCGCAAGGGGGTTTTCATCGGCGCGGAGGAAATTATCCGAAACGAGCAACGCAGCCTGCGCGAGGGTGATTTCCCGCCGCACCCCGTCGACGTTGAAGTACACCTTCCCCGTGGAGGTGACCTCAAGCCAGTATTTACCGACCTCTGGGGCCATCGGCGTAGAGTTCGGCAGGATTTCGATTCGGCGATTTCCGTCGCCCGGATCGCCCGTGACGAGCGCGCCCGGCAGGGTTAGCGTTTGCGTTGCCGGGTTGTAGTCCCGGAGACGGGAGACACGGTCAAAGATCTTGGTTATTACGCGGCCCATCTTGATCTCCTGTCAGCTGATCGTTATCGTTCCCGGGCGGAACATCTCGTAGGCGCCGCCGGCGATCGATGCCGGGACGTCGGCCGCCGGGACCGTGATGACCGCGTTCGTGGCGCCCGCGCGAATCGCCGCGGCGAAGAGCTGCGAGCGGTAGAGCGTCGCGCCGGGCTCGAGGTCGGACAGAAGCGCGGAGACCTGCGCCTCGACGGCCTCGGGCGTGACCGAGCCGGTCACCGACATCGTGACGTCCTGCGTCACGATCACCGGCGGCAGGATCCGCATCGTCTGCGCGCCGACCGGCCGCACCGCGTCGATGTGCGCCGTGACCGCGTCCAGGAGCGCCTGGTTCGGGATCTCCGACCCCGTCGAGGCGGCGGCCGTCAGCACCACGTCGACCGAGCCCGGGCCCTGCGGCACCGGGAAGCACCAGGCACGCGCCACGTTCGCGACCTCGAGCGCCCACTTGACGTAGTCGCCCTTGTTCCCGCCCGCCGGCGGCCTCCGGATCCAGTCGAGCAGCCGCGCGAGCAGCTCCGAGTCCGTCTCGCCGACCCGTCGCGTCACGCCCCGGATCCAGGCGTGGTGCTCGAGGTTGGCCGAGTCGGCCGTGTCCGGGAAGATCTGCTGCGCGATCCAGTCCTGGTATCGGTAGATGCCCCACAGCGCCGACGCCAGGCAGGCGCTCTTGAAGAAGATCAAAGACCCCTGCGAGGTATCCGCCTCGGGGAACTGGTTGCGCCAGTCGGTGAGCAGCCCGTCGAGCAGCTCGTCGAACGATTTCTGGATCATGCGACCTCCACGAAATGCCGGAAACGCACCGGCTCCCCGTTCGCCTGCCGGACCTGGACGGATAGCAGCACCCGCCCGGCGACGAGCGTCCGGTCGGCCTCGGCAGAGACCTCGACCGAGGTCGCCTTGCCGCAGTCGAGCAGCCACTGCAGCGCCTCGCGGGCGTAGGACTCGGCCAGGGCGACGACGCGGTCGGTGAGCTTCTCTCGGCGGAGCAGGTGCAGCCGGGACCCGAACTTCGGGTTGAAGAACCACGCGCCCTGTTCGGTGAGGAGCGACAGGATCACGTTGTTCCGGATGTCGGGCGAACGCTCGAGCGTCATCTCGGGGGCGCCGTCGACCATGTCGATCCGGAAGTCCACGGACTACATCCCCGGGACGGGGGCGCCCGTGGCGCCGCCCTGCGGGTCCGGGTGCGTGTGGCCGTTGTAGGCGGTGCGCATCGCGGCCATCGTGCCGGCGGAGTCGGACACGTTGCCCGACACCACCAGGTCGCCCTGGATCTCGACCGTCGGCGCCGTGACCTTCACCTTCGTCCCTGCGACCACCTCGATCTCCCGTCCGCGCTTCAGGTGGAC